CCCAGAGTACAGTACAAACACAACGCAGCAAATTTGGTCACAAACAAATGTCTATCCGTCGAACGCTTTTGAAATTAGCGACGGAAGAGACAGACTTCCATACGAATACAGACGCAGAGGTTTAGGTTGGTTGAGATAACTAAAACAAAAACGAATGGCAACAAGGGGACGCAAGAAGAATTTGACAATGCACAAGATTTACGAAGAGAAATTTCGTAAGTATTTAGCAAAGAAAGAGAAACAAATTAAGAAACTGAAAAATGAAAGTTAACGCTGAAGGTTACGCGCTAATTAAGAAGTTCGAAGGTTGTCGTTTGAAAGCATACCGCTGCCCGTCAAATGTAGCTACAATTGGTTACGGAAACACCTTTTACGAAGACGGCACAAAGGTTAAAGATGGCGATGTAATCACACAACAACGTGCAGACGAATTAGCTAAATTCATCATTGACCAATTCGCGGTAACCATTGCGCCATTCATTTTACAACCACTCACCGACAATCAATTTAGCGCGTGTGTTTCACTTGCGTACAACATTGGAACAGGTGGTTTCAAGAAGTCTTCAGTATTCAAGAAATTAAACATCAATCCTAACGATCCAACCATTGCCGATTCATTCCGTTTATGGAACAAAGGTGGCGGTAAGGTTCTTGCAGGGTTGGTGAAGCGTCGTGAAGCTGAAATTGCATTATACTTTAAGTCATGAACACAGAACACGAAATCATTTTGATACACGAACAATTGCAAGAAATGGACAAGAAGATTGACCGCATTTATAATGTGTTAATCGGTGACGACCAAATGAAAATCGAAGGTCTTGTGAGTAAGGTTCAGAAGCACGATAAGTATATTCAGAATCAACGATTGCAGGTCGCTCGTTTGAGTGGTATTGCAGCAACAGCTGGTGTTGTTGGTGGGTTAATTGTTCAACTTGTTCTAAAAGCAATATGAAGGAGTGGTTGAAATCTTTGTTAACATCGTGTTCAAAAGTCAGTTCGAAACGAATTGTTGCTATATTTGTTACAATTAACCTAATCGTTTTCAGCTATGTGGCTACTTTTACAACTTACATTTGTCCCATTGCGATGTTTGACACACTCGCATTGCTAACAGGTGGTTTGTTTGGTGGTACTGTGATTGAACGATTTACTAAATCAAAAACAAATGGCACGACCACAGAGCGAAGCGCGGAAAATAGCGGTGGAGATTTGTAGTAAATTTCCCGACGCACCTTCTAATTCTTTAGCATCAAAGCTATTCGCGGAGTATCCAGAGGCGTTTGATTCAGCAGAACACGCACGCAATTATGTTCGTAACGTTCGCGGTAAAATTGGGAAAAAAAGCAGAAGATCTAACACACAAAAAGAATTGATTGACACAGCACAAAGACCTTCCAACCCGTACGCGCTACCCAAGTCATACGCAAAGAAACGTAGACACGTTGAAGTTAAAGGAACAAAGTTTTTAATGCTTTACGACATTCACCTTCCATACCAAGATAACGAAGCGTTGGAGTGCGCGATTAATGAAGGATTAAAACAAGGCTGTGATTCAATCATTTTAGGTGGGGACGCGTTAGACTGTCATATGATTAGTGACTTCGTTAAAGACCCTCGTAAGCGCAAATTCAAAGACGAGCTTTATTCAATTCGTCAATTCCTTGCGTCACTTAGAAACACCTTTCCAACGGCTCACATTTATTATAAGGAAGGAAACCACGAAGAAAGATACTGGCGTTATATGCGCATCAAAGCACCCGAACTATTCGACATTGACGCTTTCGACTTTCCAACTCTTACGCATTGCGACAAGCACGACGTGAAATGGATTGACGGAAAAAGCAAGTTGAATATAGGCAAACTTTCAATCTTTCACGGTCACGAGTTCGGTAAACAATTCCTTCCGTCGGTTAACGTAGCACGTGGTTTATTTATGAAGACGAAGGTCAGCGCATTGTGCGGACATCACCACCAAACAGCTGAACACAATGAGAGGGACGCTAACGGCAAGTTTATCACTTGTTGGGGTGTTGGATGCTTGAGCGAATTAAGTCCCGACTACAACCCTTATTCAAAGTACAATCACGGCTTCGCCATTGTTGAGAAAGGAAACAACGGAGCGTTCAGCGTTCACAATTACCGCATACACGAAGGAAGAATCTTATGAGAAAGAATTTATTATTTGCAGTCTTGCTCGTTTTGGGAACGTCTATTATTTGGACGGTCATTTGTTGGAATTGGTGGGGACGAAGTGTTGCAAAAAACGCAACAACTGAAATTCAGAAACAAGACAGCGTTATCAATTACAACGCTGGTGAGTACGATCGTCTGCTCCAAGAACAAATAGAACTTTATAAACAATTAAGAACTTATGAAGACGCTCAACTTACAGCCAAAACCACCTATCAAAGAACTCGTGATATTGTTCTTATTCGAGATACTATTACTCGCGTGGATGTCGTCCATTTGGTGAACAGTTGCGACAGCGTTATCGCGTCCGATTCACTTGTAATTAACAACCTCAAAAAACAATTGAACATTGAATCTGAAAAGATTGACAACTTACAAGAAGTCGTTGGTGCTTATGAACAGAAGGAAGATATATTGACCGAAGAAATAAACACTCTAACTGCTGAAAACAAAAAGTTAGACAAACAAAAAAGACGCAGAAACCACGCCTTAATCTTTACTTCTTCAGTAGCTGTTCTTTCTACTTTTGTTCTTTCAATTTTATTTTAGATTCAGGAACGTAGAACTTCATTGAGAACTGAATCGCTTCACTTAAGAAAGTGTTGCGACTGTTTTCACCTCTCTTTTCGTCAATCTCGTTCCAAAGGTCTTTGTGTAAGTACACACATATTCCTTTTTTAGTTTTACTTTCTGGCATCTTCTTCAATTTTTAGTTTCTTCAAATATAACGCAAGGTCTAACGCTTCTTCGTATGCGTGTTGTAACCATTCTGAGCGTGTTAAGTCTTGTCGGTCGAGTGTTGTTCCGTACGTCTCCATTCCCTTCAATTCTCGCGCTTCTAATTCAGCGATAACCTGCGTCAATAAATTACTTTTCTTCATTCGGCTTACTCATCATTGAACCAATCATAAGCGCGAGATAGATTTTCTCTTTCGCGTTCAAGTCCTTTCGTTGTGAAAGTTCAAGGAGAATGTCTCCTAGAATTTTACCTTGTTGGAAATAGGTTGCGAGCGAATTAACAATTTCGCGTTCGCGGTCGTAAGTCATTTTCAAAGACTCGTATAGTGGTTTATTTTTCATGACAATAAATGAATGAGTAAAGAAGTAACTAAAGCACTAACCAGACAAAAAATAATTTTTGTATATTTCTTTTCAGTCGCTTTTCTGCTTTCATAAACGTATTGTGAAAACTCGCGAAACTTTTTTCTTGTATAAGGATATTCAATGTTATAGTATTCGCAGTATTCGTGGTCTGTTGCTTTTTCTGTCAGTTTAACTTTTCCCTCACCTGCGGAAACCGCTTTGATATAATCGTCATTTGAAGTGTACAAAGCTTCTATTTCTTCAATTGAATTTTCAATTTCATATTCTGAATCTTTACAATTTGAAGGTTGAGTATAAAAAAATTTATACACTCCATTTTCTGTTTGTGCTACGTTACCAATCATATTTTTTATTTTATTTGTGCTAATATAGTGAACGTATGCTAACCCACAACATATTGTCCATAACTTGGGTTGAGTTCGAAATACATTCGCATCATTATAGCGTCGGCAACGTCGGGAGAAATACCTTCGCGATTCTTGATTACGTCCTTCGGTGTTACCTGCAACTTTCCATCTACGTCCGCGCGGTGTCGCTTAATCATTTCTAATTCACGGACGATTTGTTCCTTGCGCGTACTCGATAAGATTGTGACCTTGTTTTCTTCAACGTATTGCGCGAGTTTGTAATAACATTCGCTTTTCAGATTTTGGTATTGTGGGTGTTTTGGTTTTGAACCATTGACAAACCCTCGACACTTTAAGAAGTCAACCACTCCGCCACCAACACCGTCCTCGTCACACACTACGTCTTGAAGTAAAATAGAGTGCTGTTGACAGGTTAAACGAATCTTGTTCACTACTTCGTCCAACGCTGCTCTATTCAACTCAATTATATCGATAATGGTAAGTCCTTCCCAAACGCAAATGATTGTCCTGTCCTTTCCAAAACGCGCAATGTCGGCTGTTATGTACTTCTTTCCTTCATTGATTACTTCGTTGCGGAACATTCGAAGTAAATTTTCCGTGTTAAATAGTTTGTCTGAATCGTCGTCAAACTCCCAATTGCCTTCTAAAAGTCTTTTACGATCGTATTCAGGAAGGCGACGCAACGATTCAATGTAAGCAACAGGAAGGAAGGGATTATCTTGCGGTAACGCCTGGACAAACGCACGGTGTGAAGGTAGTTCGTTGCGGTTGTTCTTCATGTAAAACTCATTGTACAACCAACCCTTTGAAGGATTACAAGATAAGAAACCTTTCGGAATAAGACCAAACTCGTTCAACTTATAACGGCAACGAGAATGAACAATGTTCACGGCTTTCTCTGTTACTTCTGCAACCTCGTCAATGAAGTAATCGGTTATTTCCAACGAACCTAAGCTGTCGAAGTTTGGGTTTGAAGGATAAGCGAATAAGTCTTTCAATACAATTTCACTTCCATTGAAGAACTTAATCACGTTCGTTTGTCCGTTGAAGGTATAGTGTTTATTCGCTATCAAACCGAATTCCTCGGCTGTTTCAAAGAAGGTGTTTAACGTCGTCTTTTTTAACGTGTCTAATTTAGAACGTCCGATAAGAGAACGCGTCCCTGCGTACTTCAAACGACGCTGTATTTGCCACATACAACCGAACTTCGTTTTCCCACCCCCTGCCGCGCCACCATAAAGTAACTGCTCAACTTCCGAATCAGTCGCTAAGTAGTTCAACGCTTCAATCTGACGCGGCAGGTATGTTGGTTTATAAGGTATCATTCAATTTAATCATTGCATAAGACATTGGAAATTGGTGATGTATCAATCCATCTGTTCTACATTCCCAAAAACCGTCAGCCAAATATAATTTTTCACAGTGAATAATATATTTTGACGCTGTAACAGGATGAATGAATTTATATGTTTTCATTTTTTTATAAGGGTTAGATGGTAGTGGTGTTTGTGGCATTATTGTTTACTTAGATATAATTTGTAAAGTTCACGCAATCCTTCGAACTGAATCGATTCTTTGAGCAGTTGTCTTTTCCTGTCACTCATTCGCTCAACCATTCCTTTTGAAAGTTGCTGTTCGTTGAAAACTGTCTTTCGTGCCTTCGCTTTACAAAGATTGTATTCTTCTTCTGTGAATGTTTCAAGAGTTATACGCTTACTTTCTTCGAGCCACCGCATCATTGATACACCGCGCAATTCTAACGTCGTGTATTTGCCTTGTTTGAAGCTGTCAATATCTTCTTTCAACATTCTTCGCCAGCTATCGTCGTTTACTGCCATTTCATTCTCCTTTATTTGTTGTGATTTTTCTTCTATCGCTTCTGCAATTTCACGCTGTATTTGTAAATTCGCTTTGTCGCGATGCGGTTTGTAGTGCGTCAATACGTCACCAATAAATGAAACGCTCAACGCTCCAAAATGCTCACACTTCTTTGACAGTTCGTTTGCTGCGTTTAGTTCGAACGCAAGGTTGAAGTGTTCAAACGTAACCCAACGAAAGTGTTTACCTATAAATTCATGAAGCATTTGAAGTAATTGCGCTTCGGGAAGTGCTATTCCGTACATAGCGCACACCTTCGAGCATAACTTAACAAAAGTTGGCAAGTCGTAGTCGGCTACAAATGCGCTTTCGCGTTCCGCACGATCAACCCTTTGTGTAATGCTGAGCGTCGTTGTAGATGCGTTGCGCAGCATCGGAATCGAATTTTCCATTTTTGATTTTTGTTTGTTGGTTTGTAGTTACAAAAGTAGTTAAGTCCCACTTACGCACGGCCGCCTTCCAATCTTTCATTGCGTTGCGTCCAACCTTCCACCCGTTAGCCTCGTAGTGTGCATGAAATTTCTCGGTAAACTTTAACGCGTCGTCGTTGCTTAACTTTTCGCAGGCGTATTCGTAGATTTCAACAACCGTTGGTTTGACGAACGCTGTCTTCTTTTCTTTTACAGGTGCTGGAAGTTGAGCGGGTTGCGTTTGCGCTTTCAATAGTTCTTGAACTTGCGCTTCAAGAATCTCGATTCGTTTCTTTAATTGTAGTATAAGCATCATATTTTCTCCTCTCTGATTTCTATTTTAAAAAGTTCTTTTAGTATTTCAATTTCGTGGTCTTTGAAATTGGTTGTTCCGTTTTCGCGAAGGCAATAATTGCTTTGTTCGATTCCTAATTTGTACGCGAGGTATTCCTGTTTGTATCCGTAGAATAGACGGTAACATTTGATTGATTTATGAAATGGTATCATTAGTCCCAACCCTCCCCTTTTGATTCGTCGTCTGCGTAATCCCATTCGTCGCAGTCTGGACAAGTTACGATTTCCCCTTCGTCGTCAATCAATTCATAAGCCGAATCCCAATCTTCAAGTTGTTGGTCTTGAAGGACAAAGTCTACTCGCTCGGCTAAAAGTTCTTTGTCGCAGTTCGGACAAAATGTAAGTTCACTTTTCATAATTTTGATTTTTTGGTTTATTTTAATTTGGCTTTTCTTTTCGCTTCGAGTTCCTTTTGATGCTCGATATGCTCGACAAACTTAGTGAAAAATTTAATAGGTTTAGCATAACCCATCTCATTCATCAATCCACAGATGCGTTCAACGGTTGCCGCGTAGGCTTTGTCGCACTCAATCTGCCAAGTCGCTTGTTTGATTCCGTGCATAACCGTCGCGTGATCCTTTCCGTAGTGCTTACCAATTGATTCGAAAGACTGAAAGTAACAAGGACGGATAAGGAAGAAAATGATTTGTCGTGCTGTCACTATCTCGCGTCGTCTTGTTGGTGTGTAAAGCATTTGCGATTGAATACCTACAACGCTACAAACAACGTCTTCTAATGCACTCCAGAATATCTCACGCTCGTTTTCAAGTTCTTGTTGTTGTTTGATTTGTTCGCTGCTTAAGCGTTCATATTTCGGGGTTAACATTAACCAAAGCGTTTCGAATCGTTCCATATGTGCAAATGGAATCATATCAACTATTTGCTGTCTTATTTGTTCGTTAGTCATTGTTTTAATTTTTTAATAAATTCACATTCTTCAAGTAGTTTAGGTTCAAAACCTTTTTCAAGTAAATCAAGTTCTTCATCTCTTTCATAAACACTAAGATATTTTTTAACCCAGTCTTTATCTATTGGATTTATATAAACATTTACATAAGAACCATAACGATTAATTACTATTTTTAAATCTGTTATTTCACAAATCAAATAAAGTTCTTTATTATTTTGATCTAAAAATCCAAAATTTACATAGTAATCTTTTTGTAATTCTTCAAGTGTTATTGTTTCTTCTTCAATCATTTTCTTCGTTTATTAAAATTGTGGGTGTAAATGTGCTGAATACTTCTTCTCGTGAAAGTCCTGTGTGAAGGCAAATGTTGTTGAAGTCTTTGATTCTCATTCGCTCTGGATGTGCAACGTAAAGTCGTGCCGTTGGGTCGCTGATGCGAAGAACATTCTTGAAGTTGTGCATCGTCTTGAATTGACTTTTGACAAGTCGTCCGAATGGTGTTGAATAGATTTGTTTGTTCATCGTTTTAATAGTGGTTTAATCAACTGCTCTTTCTTCTTATTGGTAGCGTGGTTGGTTCCGCGTAACTCTGGATTGTGTTCCTTAACCAATCGCGCTATTCGTGTGATGTTGTCAGCACTAACATACTTTCCGCTTTCGTACATTGCAAAGAAGTTGCTTGTGATGTCTTTGCGTTCTTCGAACTGTTGTTCCCAAACGCGGACACAAAGTGCTTTGTTGTTATTGCGAAGCGTCTTATACTTTTTGAGCAGATTCTCAACGCGCTTTTCAAGGCTTACTAATTTTTTCATTGTATGGTTTAATAGTCATTAAGTTAAAAAATAGGGGTTAATGTATGTTATAACCCCCATTTGTATTTAGAATGGCAATTCGTCTTCGTCTTCTTGCGTTGGTTGAACTAACCCGCTCTTTTCGAGCATTGCCTTCGCTTTGTTCATTTGATCGGCTGCGCGCTCCAAACGTTTGCTGAACTCAGCAGATGAACTCACTTTGTTTTGCAACCACTCTGGAAGCATCTTGAAACGCAAGTCGAAGTCTTCGCTGTCGTAGTCCAACAAGAAGGAAGCGTTCACCTGTGGAGGGCAAGTCATTCCTTTTGCAAGTGGCGACGCTCCTTTTAAGTCTGCATAAGTGCGCCCTGTATTCGCGGTGCGGTGCATTACGCTAACCATTGCTTCCTTGCCGAGTAATGTTCCAATGTCAAATCTGTTCGCTTCCCCGTCGCTCATTGCCTTTCCAAGCCAAGATTGAACAAAGGCGCGTAAGCCACTCTTTTCGTGCATTGAAAGCGTGAAGTCGCGACCTATTGAGAATGGCTGTTCACCTTTACCGAAGTCCGCTGTTTCAAGTGGTAGTTCGAATACTAAGCGAACCTTGTTCACTAACTTTTCTTCACCTTGATAAGTGTCTACAATAGTTCCGATGTGAATGATTTGGTAGCAACGTGCTACGTGCGTTCCTGCGGGTACTGTCTGTCCTCCGCTGTTGTTGTTGTTGTTTTGGGCAATGATGCTCATGTTGTTGTTGTTTATTTTGTTGTTTATATAAATTTCTAATTTGTTTGCGAGTTTCGCTTCTTCATTTTGCCAGAACCATTCGTTCGCTGACATCTGTTCTTCCTCGCTTATTCGCTTGTAATAACCCATTTTATTTAGAACCCATGTAAGTTAAAATTCCGTCAGTTTCAAGCCATTCGTGCATAAGATTGTATTCTATTTTATTTTGCTCAATCATTACTTTGAAAACAGCTCCGTCTTCTCCAAGTACGGTAAGATAAACTTTTGAACGATAACCATCCCAATAGCCACTTTCTTCAATTGCCTTTTGATAGTCTTCAAAGAACTCATTGTCGTAAAACTTTCTTTCTCTTTTTGAGCCTATCGTTAGACCGTGACCGAACAAAAGGTGGTCTTCATATTTTTCTTTGAACCACTGAGGCAATTCGTGCGCTGGATTGTAGTTCGAAGTAATTGTACATCTGTATCCCATTAGATATGGTCTTGAAAGATTCGGTAGTCGAACTCGAAAGTGATTCCGTCCTTCTTTAATCGGACATAGTGGATGTCGAATAGCGGTTCATCTTTGCGGAAGAAGCGACCAAGAACATCGAAGTCGAAAGTGTTTCCGTTTTCGTCTGTAAACTGGCGACCTTCGTTCTCGTGAAACCAACCGTTGTCGTGTTCGAAGTTTCTTGCGATTACTTTGATTTCTTGGTTCAGACGCTCGATGTCGTCCATTGAAAAGTGATAAGTGATTTTTGGATTGTACATTGTGATTTGATTTTTAGTGGTTGCAAATGTATTCAATTAATTGATCGTTCCAACGCGCTTCCGAAAGTTTTTGACATTTCTCGATGTTCGCGCTAATCTCGTTGTGGCTGAGGTTGTATGCGTTCGCTGACGAATAAACGCAAACAAAGTTAGATTTCTTCGTCTGGTGGTGTTGGTAGTTCTTTGAAAGTCGCTGAATCAAGTTTGTTGAATATTCGTTCAAGTTGTTCAATTCGCGCTTGATAATAATCATTCCAATCCAATGTTCCAATTCTCTTATCACCCCAATAGTTTTGTGCGATAACGATTGCGTCTTTAATTTCTTGAATGTCTTCTTCGAATAAGAATGGAGTTGCAAAATAGTGTTTTTCATTGTTCATTTGATTTATTGGTTTTAGATTTCTTTTGATAAAATTACTTCTTCGCGTGGTGTTGCTTGTTTGATTCGGTCATAAGCTGCAACAGCTTCGTCGTAGTCGTTGTAAGACATATGAAACTCTCCGTTGACTTTGATGACGTAGTACATATCGGTCAACGTCGTTTTTTGAATTAGTTCTACTTTCATTTTGTTGTGTGATTTGGTTGTTGTTCTAAGATTCTTGTTTGTTCGTCAATCGTTCCTGCGATTAACATTCCTGCGAATAGCATCGCAATAAAGAGTAAAGTTTTTTTCATTTGATTATTTTTTGGTGTAAATTTTTAAGATTAGTTCGCAATACTTTTTGTCCTTACAAATTGGAGTTTGTGTTATTTCAGAAATATAATGAGCCAACTCAATGCGACTCATTATATTCAATTCCTGCTCCGTCTTATATTCCATATCCTGAAGGTGTAACGTCTTCAATAATGTACTGCTTTAATGTTGCAGTCTTAGACTTTAAAACTTCAATTGCTTCTAAGTTAATTGCATTGTCTACAATAGTTGAAGCATCTTTGCTTGCTTGTGCGAAGAAAGCGTTGAACTCTGCTAAGATTTTTTCGTTTGTGTTCGTTGTGTTCATTTTGTTTATCTTTGGTGTTGTTGTTAATTGTTTGACAAATATATGCTAAACTTTTGAGATAGCAAGAAAAAAATGAAAATAAATTGAAAATAATTTATAACTGATTGA